GTCCATTGTCATTCTGTTCCACGAAAGGCAGCATACACGATTGCCAGATTGGAAGAAGAGAACTATCGAATGCATCTTCAACTAAACAAAAAGTATTTGTCTTTTCGTGATAGATATGATATGTTTATAGGTGCAATCAGATTGCAGTTTTATTTGATGAGGAAGAAATGGAAAAAAGGTTAAAGACACCACTACGATATCCTGGCGGTAAGAGCAAGGCAATTCATAAACTATTTGCCGAGTTTCCAGACTTGGAAAATGTTAAAGATTATAGAGAACCATTCATAGGAGGTGGTTCTGTTGCTATTCATATATCTCGATTGAATCCAGACTGTAGTGTATGGGTCAATGATCTATATTGGCCTCTGTATAACTTTTGGATTCATCTTCGTGATCATGGTGACAAACTGTCCGATGATCTGTATCAAATGAAACTCACATATAACACAGAAGATGCAGCAAAAGGATTATTTGAATCCAGCAAGTTAATTCTCAATGGACATAACGATAGCGACTATTCAAAAGCAATTGCCTTTTGGGTAGTAAACAAATGTTCATTCTCAGGTCTTACAGAATCCTCAACATTCTCTCGTTGGGCAAGCAATAAGAACTTTAACATCTCTGGCATCGAAGCACTAAAAGAATACAGTAAACATATCAAGAATTGGAAGATCACCAATCTTTCATATGAAGAACTTTTGAATGACACAGAGAATAATACATTCATCTATCTCGATCCACCATATGAAATCAAGTCCAAGTTGTATGGTAAGAAAGGATCCATGCATAAAGGATTTGATCATGATCTATTTGCGGAGTGCTGCAATAGACCTACTCAAGCAAAGATAGCAATCTCTTACAACTCCGATCAATCTGTTAAAGAGAGATTTCCAGATTGGAATCAGATTGAGTTTGATCTAACATATTTCATGCGTTCGGATAGAAAGAACTATCGAGAGAATCAGGCAGATCGAAAGGAATTGTTGCTAACCAATTACAACTAAATATAATAGGCACAATGCCTATTATAGGAACAAAATGGCAGCAGCAAAAACGAAATCACCAGCAAAAGAGGGCGGAGGATCAAGAGGCGGCGCCGCCATGACGGCAGCATATGAGAGTCTACAGGCATACGCTTGTGCGGCCAGAAAAGAAAAAGGTTCGCCTCTTGAGGACATTGATGATGTTAAAAAGTTCCAGAAGTTAAAACTAGCAGATTGTACCAATACTTTAACTTCAGCATTAAAAGAATTGGATGTGTCGTATCATAGTAGTTGTATTAGAACTGCTAATCAAATTTTTGTTGACTTTCCTAAATTGAATAAAGGTAACTATAAATTTTTTAGAGGAAGAGGTGCAATACATGATCAGATATATGCGACATTCAATAAACTAAAAAAGGATAGCGGTATTAGTAATGCCAACAAATGGAATCCTGCTGATATATGGATCATCAAGCAAGGCATTTCTTTCAAATCAGATTTCAAAACACTAGATCAATTTAACAATTACATTTTACAGTTATTCAATAATAACGAAGCAATAGGTGTATCACTTAAAAAGTTAGATAAAAAAGGCGGCGCCAAAGGAATATCATTCAATACAGGTAAAAGTTTAGGTGCCAAGTTTGCGGGATTTAAAGTTGGTGATAGTGTTGATAGTTCAAAAGATGTCTATATTGAATTTAATGCTGAAGGAAAGCAAGGCGCTATACAATTAAGAGTTTTTTCTAGTAGACCTGATCCTGGAAGCTGGCAAGGTGAAATTGGTGGTAAAACCGCCGCCGGCGGAAAAGTGGGCGGAGGAAACATGATCGAGGCCGCAAGGGCATCTGGTGTAATAGACTCCTCATCTTTAAGACCGCAAAACTTTGCAGGATCTATTAATAATCCAACAGACAAAGATATAAAAGATTTTATAGGATATTGGAAGCAAGTTAAAAATATAAAGTCTATGTCAAAGAAACAACAAGATGAATTATTTCAACAAATAAAGTCCACTGCTAAAAGTGATAAAACATGGTGGTTATCTAAGTATGTGAGTCTTAGATACTGTGCTGCTGTTATGAAATCCAAAAAAGAAAATGAAGTTACTAACTGGATCTATAGATACGGATCTTCAGCCGTAGAAAATAGTTCAGCATTCATCAAATATGGACCAGATTAATGATTAGACTTTCACAATACTTAAACGAAGCAGCGGCCGAAAAAGATCGCCATCTAACACACATTGAAGATGCTGTATTGGAAGGTGGTGTTGCAGGCACTCGTAATGCAATACAGTTTCTCATTGCCCTTAGAGATATGTTTGCTGATGATGGACAGACTATATCAGAGGCAAAAGGCGGTCTTATTCTAAGAACCAAGTTTGATGGAGCACCTGCTATCTATGCTGGCATCAATCCTGAAAACGGAAAGTTCTTTGTTGGTTCTAAGTCTATCTTTGCCAAGAATGCTAAACTGAATTATACAGAAGCAGACATTCGTGCTAATCATTCAGGGGGACTAGCAGAGAAACTTTCCCAAGCATTAAAGTATCTACCAGCACTTGGCATCAAAGGCATCGTGCATGGTGACTTTATGTTTTCCAAGTCCGATCTAAAGTCTGAAACAATCGACGGTAAAAAGTATATCACATTTCGTCCTAATACTATTACATATGCTGTGCCAGAAGGAACACCACTTGCTAATCAAGTCCGAGCAGCACAGATAGGCATTGTCTTTCATACCACATATACTGGCAAGACAATGCAAACTCTACAGACACATTTTGATATTGATATCACAGCATTGAAAAAGTCAAAGAACGTTTGGTTCAGAACTAATAGATTGATAGATGTTACTGCGGCAGCAAGATTGTCCAAAGAAGAGAATGCCAAACTGACAGGCATATTGTCACAAGCAGGTTCACTATTCAGAACTGTTCCTGCATCATTACTGAATCAAATTGCGACAAACGAAACATATCGTATTCCTATTATGACCTATATGAATCAAAAAGTTCGTCAGGGTGAGCATATAAATTCAAACTTTCTTAAAGAAGTTATGAACTTTGTTGCTGCTAAATATAATAAGTCTATAGATGATGCTAAACGTGCTGACACCAAGGCAAATAGGCGTCGTGAAAAGGATGCAGTCATGCGCTGGTTCCATCAGAACAGTGCAGGTCTGAACACCATATTTCGTTTACAGAACTTATTGATTGATGCTAAACTACTATTAATCAGAAAGTTCAATATGGTAAATGATATTGGCACATTCTTACATACACCAAGTGGTGGATATAAAGTCACGACACCAGAAGGTTACGTAGCAGCATGGTCATCTGGTGGTGATGCTGTTAAACTCGTAGACCGTATGGAGTTTAGTCGTGCCAACTTCCTTGCTGTCAAAAACTGGGGAAAGTAATGTCTGAAAAAGAGAATAAGAAACCTGTTCCTGTAGTCGATACTATTCGAAAGGTTGTCAGACAGGCAAGAAAGAAAAAGATTTATAAATAATATAAGTCCTGTAGAGGGAGACAAATGAAGAAGATCGTATTTACGTTTGGGCGTTATAATCCGCCCACCACCGGTCACGCAGAATTAATTAATTATACTGTATCATTAGCACGTAGAACTGGTGCTGATCATCGTATCTATACCTCCCAATCACATGACCCTTCCAAGAATCCACTAGCACCAAGACAGAAGATTGCTTTTCTTCGTCAGATATTTCCTGGTGTAAATTTTGTGGAAGACTCCTCCATGAAAACAGCATTTGCTATCTGTAAGAAACTAGCAGATGAAGGTTATGAGGATGTAACATTCGTTGTTGGTTCTGATCGTGTAGATGAATTTAAAACACAACTTGGCAAATACGTCAAATCAAGAACTGATAAAGACTTCAATCCTAAAATTCATTATCCATTTAAAAAGTTTCAGGTCGTGTCATCTGGTGCCCGTAAGAAAGGCATTTCAGGTACCGATCTACGAAATGCTGTCCGTAAAGGTGACTTTGCCACATTTGCTAAAGCATCAGCAGCGAAAGATAGAGCATTGGCCAAAAAGATATTCACCACAACAAAAGCACAATTAAATGAGAGTATAACCCGTAAAGATTTCCATGACAAGTTGGATAACTTCATTGACTATACTTGTAAGTATCTAAAGATCAAAGAAAAGCCTGGTCTCAAATATAAAGAACCCTCCGATCAAGGCGAGCAGCCATCATTTGCTGCATATTCACCATCAGACAAATGCGTTATCATCATGACCAAGAATCGTCATCCAATGGACATCTTTAGGTCTGTTGCACATGAATTGGTTCATCATAAACAAAATGAAGATGGCAAACTCGGTAAAGACGTTGCTAAAGAAGGTGCTACAGGTTCTCCTATAGAAGACGAAGCAAACTATATGGCAGGAAGAGTTATGAGATACTTTGCCAGAGAAAATCCATTTTATTTTGATATGAATTATGTTATGGAGCATAGAGCAATTCTACTGGGCGGTGTTCCTGGTTCTGGTAAAGATAAAGTTTTAAAAGAAGCAATTCTACCATTGGGATATGTTGAAGTATCACAAGAGAATTTCACATCTAAAGATTGTGTTGGTGATAATCTTGTAATCAATGGTACAATGGCGCAATATGATCAGACAAAAGAAATCAAAAGCATTCTAGAAAGTCATGGATATAAAACCATGATGGTCTTCGTCAATACATCTAACGAAGTCTCTAAACAAAGAAACGAAGCAAGATCAATCAAAGGCGGTAGAGTTCTATCCGAAACAGTTAGATTTAATAAGTGGAAGAATGCACAAGACGTATTAGAAAAGTATGATGAATTGTTTGAAACTGTAATCGAGGTTAAGAACGATCTAGATTTGAATCAACCTTTTGATGTTATACAGAGAACACATAATAAACTTATTGAATGCGTTACAGAAGATGTTCGTAAGTTCACCTTGAATGAAGCAGATTATAATTTTGAGAATATGCTAAGAGAGATGGATACAAGTCGTATGCCACTTTCAAGAAACATTCAAGACATACGATCTGCTGAAAGAAAAGCGGACGATGCAAAACTGAAATCTGGTGAAGATATTGGAAATGTTAAAGGACCGTCATATTCATGGATGAAATCACCCGCCGATTATGGATCACCCGATAAACCTAATTATAGATATGATATGAGTTCTACAAAGAACTACAAAGCACCTATTAGACCCGACAATAGACCAAATATTGTAAGTCATGACAGAACGAATTATAGTCCTTCAACTGTTGATGCTGTAAATGCAAGTCGTGATCCTATATCAAAAGCACCAGTATTTAAAGAAAATTATTCCGATTTCTCACCAACACTAAAGAATAATCCTGTAGGTGGTGCTGGTAACTGGGGTACGTCTAAACTAGCAGACAGATATAAAAAAGATACGCCAGGTCAAGAACCAGGTAGCAACAAAGATATGAAAGTTATTGATTTCAATAAAGCACCGTCAAATGCAAAACAGGTTCCTATGCCAAGTATTCCTATTGGTGCTGACAGAATTGGACCAGAAGTTGGATATCCTAAAGAACCAACGTTTGGTGATAATCAGACACTACCATTTACCACGATGTATGATCCAATCGGTAGATGGATGGTGAAAGAAGAAACACGTAGAAGATTTAAAGAGAAGTATGGAAAATTAGCAGAGCAGAAGATTAGGGAAACTGCTTTGAAATTACAGCAAAGAGAGAGTCTAGACGATCCGTATTCATCATTCACTGGAGCGACACCAAATTCGTGGGAGATGGAATATACAAGACCTATCGGTGCTAATCAAATAGATGCAGAGAAGCAAGGATTATTTGGTATAAAGATTAGAAGAAAATTAAAGAAAACTAAATAAGTATAACACTATATTATAGTTTCAGAAACAAAGGAACCATTAAATGTTTAACAACAGATTTAATTCAACCAAGAAGGATCCGCTTGTAGAAGCAGTCCAGTCCGCCATGCAGGATGGTGAGATTCGTCGTCAGGCCGTGGCTTATGTAAACGAGGCATTCGGTGTTTATAACCGTAATGCTGTTGTTAGAGAAGACCTAGCAGAATATGATGCTGCCATTGAAGAGGCATATAATTGCATGAAGGAAGGCGAGAAAAAGGACGAGAAGAAAGAGGACAAGCCAAAGGCCGACTACTCAAAGATGCGTGAGAAGATGGTCGGTAAGGGTAAAGACCTAGAAACAACTCGCAAGATTGTGGGTGAAGGCAATGATGGCAATCTTGCTAACAACTATCCTCCATATGATAAGGTTACCAGAGGCGATGTTATTGCTGGTGCCACTGGTAAGGACCAGATGGGCGGTAAGAAAAAGAAGATGGAAGAAGAACAGATTGATGAAATCTCTAAGAAACTAGCACTCAAGGCTATGAAGAAGTCAGATGAACGTGGTGAAGAAGAATATGATAGAGATATGACAGATGATAGACTATCAGATCCTAAAACACATTGGGATCGTGCCAAGAGACTCCGTGGTCATATGAAAAGAAAGTTTGGTAATAAAACTATCAAAACAGGTGGAACGGATAATCTATCACCAAAGTCATATGAGCAAGGTGGTGGTGAAAGACGCCGTGCTGATAAGTTAAAGAAGGGTCCAAGAGCAGGA